CCACTAGAAATGCAAAAGCTAAAGGCATGACGTTTGATGAGGAACATACATATAAAGACTACATGGATAATGAACTTGAAGATTTAGGCAGTGAGTCATGGCAGAGGGCATTGCGAGAACAAGAGATGTATAAGATTTCTTTTCAATTACCCAGCAGTGGTCTTGAGAAGCAAGTGCTTAAACTTAGGGACGCGGAAATATTGGGTATGAAACCCACGACATTATTGATTATGTTTGCTAAGACCCCGATACAGATTACAGCAAGAGGGATTGAGAACAGCGTCTTTGGGATGCCCTTAATGGGCGTTAAGGGAATGGAAAAACTTATTACCGGGAAGAAATACACCGCACAACAAGCGATAAGAGATTTCACTAACTCAATGGCTGGTATTGCGGCAACTGCTATGCTGTGGCCTCTGGTCAGAGATATGAAGATTACTCCAACAAGGGACTATCGCCCTGTAAGGAAATCAGCGGAAGGAACTAATAGACAGATAACCCCAAGAGGAAGTTTCTATCTATTTGGTGGTTGGCATAGTTACGAGAACGCTGGCCCTTGGTCTGTAACTCTAGGGATAGGTGTGAATTTCGTGCAAGGTTTATTCGATTTATCTAAGCTATTAGATGTTGATACATCTGAGATGACACCCGCACAGAAGGATGAACTGAAAGATAAGATAGACGACCTTGGTGCGCAATTCACATCAAGAACGGCTGGTCTTATATCGAATCAGACATTTGTAAAAGGTCTTGGCGATGCCTATAAATCTATCTTAGACTGGGCAACGTATGGCGACAAGCTGAAGACTAACTTTTTCAGAATGCACGTACCTAATCTTTTTGGCTCTGCATTCAAAGCCACTGATAGGAAAATAAGAAATAGCAGGACAGACAAAACTGAGTCTTGGTTTGAGAACTACAAGAGGCGTACTAGATATGATTTGGGGTTTGCTGAAGTTGGTACTATGATGCCAATACCGGATATATTGGGTGAGGATTTAGAACGGCCTGGAGATACAGAGACAGGAATGTTTATGCGAGCAATGTTCAATCCGGTACGGCTACAGAAAGATATGAAAGGGACCAGTAAGGGATGGAACGCTGTGTGGATGTTATCGAAATGGAACCACAACCATCCCAATAACCAGAAACATTTCTCAGATATGGGGCGAACTGTGACTGCTGAAGACAGAGAGGATGATCTTGTGCCTCCTGCAATACAGCTTACTAAAGAAGAGATATATGATATGCACAGATTGGCCGGTAAGCTATTCGACCTTGAGATACACAAGAAATACTATAAGTTTAATATAGACAATCCAGGAGTTAAGGATGTCGCATTGTTGGAAAATATGAGGAAGGCTGCTACTTCTGAGGCTAGTGATAGAATGACTGGCATTAAACGGCTGGAGAACCAGGGTAAGATTAGCAGGTCTGACAGATTACGGGTATTGATGGCTAAGAGGATGGCGTCTGTTGAAGCCAAATTAGAAATAGAAAAGCAAAAGCCTTTCAAATAATTTATCATTTTTAATTTGACTTCTCGTTTCTATGGTCCATAATTACCCTGTTGGAAAGAATCAAAAAGGTTATAACTGGAAAGGAATTTATCATGTCGGAAGAATTTATTGATGCTAATGTAGAAGATGGTACGATTGTACCTATTGAGAATGGAAGTTCGGAGGCGGGTGTAAATAATCTACAACTCTTTGATGACTCGTTTGTTACGCAACTGGAAGGGGCGGCTAGGAACGCTAAGAGAGCAGAGAACGCAATAATGGCTACGTTCATAAACATTTGCCATGAAGGAGATTGGATAGACCATGACGGTACAGCTTGTCTATCAAGTGCTGGTGCGGAGAGGTTCTTGAAGCACCTGCCATTCACCTTTGATAACTGGACTATGAAGAAGAACTCCGGTTCTGACGGTGAAGGACGGTGGTACACATATATCTGCTCTGCTACTGCCTTTTTGTGGGGCCGTAGCTTGCCCTGTGAGGGCGTTTATTCGACAAGGGATAAGTTCCTTGGCTTCACTAAAGCGGGCGGCTGGAAGGCGTTAGAGGATATTAACGAGAACGATATCCGGGCCGCTGCGAGGCATATCTGTATTGGTAATGGTATCAAGCAGATGCTTGGATTGCGAGGTATTAAGACTGATAAGCTGGCTAAGATTATCGCAGATCACGGTGGCGACGCCAACCTGATTCACCGCGTAACTTACGGTGGTGGTAGTGGCGGTGGTACACAGAATAAGCCCCCTGCTGATAAGTCTGGTGATGCTGATAAACGCAAAGAGATTACTGCTTGTCTCACTGAAATGAACAATGGTGATAAGGCAGCTATGAAAACACAACTCATTAAGTTGACATCATTTAAGGGTAAGGATGGTAATGTCGTATCGTTTGATACTACGACTCGGATGTCCGGGACTTCACTGGCCATTTGCCACAAGAAGACAAAAGAAGCATACGAAGCACACTTGAAAGTAACCGGTGGCAACTCCGAAGAGATGTTTACCTAGAGTTTTCTCCCATTTGCAGCAGCGGTGGTGGGGTTTAATGTTTTCCCCTGTCACCGCATTTTGAACAATTAGAAACATACGGTGGCGGTGGGTTCACTTCTTAAATAACCCGACCTTTCCAGCCTGCTGCTGCCGTATCTTTTTGGAAAGGATTAGATGATGAATTTACCGAACATATCTGAGAATGCTATTGAATTTCTAAAGACTAAATCTAAGGTATGGCCATGTCATACTAACCGGGCATCTTCACTGGACGACCCATGCGAACGTAGGCTTGTCTATATGCGAACCATGTGGCAGAAGGCCAAGCCGGTCCCTCCATCTCTACAGGGCATCTTTGAGACTGGTAACGAACTTGAGCCGATTATCGAGAAGATACTGGCAACACTGGGTCGCTCATCTTCCCCTCAATGGCGTATCGTCGGTTCTCAGTCTGATATAGATGCCAATATGCAAAGGACTCACGATATCACCGGGCATATTGACGGTATCCTGCAAGTAATGAGTGAGGACGGAACATGGCTAAATGCTTGTGTGGTCGATATCAAGACCTGTTCGAGTCATGTATTCAATACTATCCACACTTATGACGATTTAACTAAATATCCGTGGACGAAGAAATACAGAGGTCAGTTATTCTTATATGCCTTGGGTATGGATATAGACAAATGCTGTATTATTTTTGTGAATAAGCAGAATCTATACGATATCAAGTCCATATTCTTTGACCTGGATTATGACTATGCCGAGGGGTTGTTGCAGAAGGCTGAGAGAGTTAATGCCCATGTTAAGGCAGGTACGCTACCTAGCAAGATTAACTCGCCAGAGGATTGTTCTCGCTGTAAGTTTGCCCATGAATGCCTACCTGATTTAATTGCTACTGGTAATCTTGAGTTGTTCGATAATACTGAGATAGAAGAACTCTTGAAGCAACGTGATGATTTACAGTTGAGTAAGAAGAAGTTTGACGCTATTGAAAGGCAACTGAAGAAGAAGTTGATTGAAGGTCAGGATATATTATGCGGTGAGTTTATTGTCCAATGGAAGAAGGTGTCCCGGTCGGCGTATGAAGTTAATGCAAGTGAGTATTGGAAGAAGGAAGTTATCTCTGTGAATCCAGATAATGCTAAAGATGCGGAGATAGCATGATGGCTGAAAAACTCCCCCCCCAAAATCCAGAGGCAGAGTCATGCACTCTGGGTAGTATAATCCTTGACACAGACGATGAAGTCCGGCCAGATATATTCGACACGTTAGTTGCTGACGATTTCTATCTTAATGTTAATCAGATCATATTTAAGGCAATGAAGTCACTACAAGCTGATAATATCCCGATAGACCTTGTTTCGCTGAGAGATATGCTGAATAAGACTGAATCACTTGATGTCGTTGGTGGCGTTGATTATCTGATAACACTAGCTGAGAGTGTTCCTACTTCTGCTAATGGAAACTACTACGCTAAGAGTGTGAAGGAAAAGTCCACTCTGCGGTCGTATATCAGAATGGCAGGGCAATTGATTGACGCTGCATATCATCCTGCTGCTGACTTATCTGTGATTGCTGACCAGGCTGAATCTGCATTATTACGAATAGCTGAAAAGAAGCAAATAGTTAAACCTGAACATATCTCTGTTATCATACCCAGGGTAGTTAATACTGTGAAGAGTCGGGCCACGCATGGTGCTGAGGGATTGGCTACTGGGTTCCGTGATGTCGATGACGTAGTTGGTGGTCTTCATGCTGGCGAGATGATCGTCGTAGCTGGTCGTCCGTCTATGGGCAAGTCTATCCTTGCCATTAACATTGCTACTAACGTCGCTGCCGCTGGGGGGGCGGTGGCGGTGTTCTCACTGGAGATGTCTGCCGACTCTTTGATAGAGAGGCATTTAGCCGCACGCTCTGAGCTTGGCTATTACCAGATGCAGAAGGCGTACTTGGGTGACGTTGGGATAACCATGTTGGAATCTGTCGCGGCAGAAGAGTCTATGTTACCGCTGGTTATATGTGACTATCCTAAGTTGACGCCGTATGGGTTGAGAAGTCAATGTCGGATGCTACGGAGAAGCCATGATATTAAACTGGTCGTGATAGATTATCTGCAACTTATGGAGATTAAGGGTAAGGGTAAGAGATACGAGGCCGTAGGTGAATGTTCTCGGCTGATTAAACTATTGGCCAGAGAACTTGATATCCCGATTGTTGTGGTGTGTCAGTTGAACCGAATGGCTGATGAGAGAACTAATCATCGTCCTGCTATTTCTGACTTGAGAGAGTCTGGGAATTTAGAACAGGATTCGGACACGGTTCTGCTCTTACTTCGTGACGATTATTACAAGAAGGATAAGGCACAACATGATGGTCTGGCTACGCTTATAGTTGCCAAGCAAAGGAATGGTCCGACTGGTGATATTAAACTGAAGTTTGAAGGAAATAATATGAGGTTCTTGGATGCAAACTAGCCCGCTGCCGTCATAACTAATTGCGTAAAAGCTTTGCCGGGTGCGTAACTACCGAAGGCAAATTGTTGGCGGTGGTGGGCGATTTTGAAAGGTGAAATTATGCCAGAAAATTAACTGAAGAACTGAAGCGTTGCAAGAAATTGTTGGGAATGTATAAAGATGTTGGCGTGCCAGGTGTTTTTGGTGCGACCATATTAAATTCTAAGATTGAGCGAGCCGAAGAGGCTATTGAATGCGGTGATGAGGAAGAAATGTTGGAGTGTTTAGATGTACTTAAAGAATGTAGCTAACAAGCCCGAACAGGGCGGAAGGATAGCGAAATGGATAAGTTAGAAGTGCAAAAAAGAGTGTTGAAAAACGGGGAACCGCTATCCTTGGATGATTTTATATGGGATGAAAAAACAAACACATTCTCTTCAGTAGAAAATAGTTTAGTGTTAGATTTTAATTGGATTCATGACTGTACGTTCAATACCGGCTCTGGCTGTACGTTCAATACCGACTATGA